CGGTGGCTGGATCGTGACCTGGCGCTGGAGCTGTGGAACCGGAACACGAAGGCGACGCACAACGCGAAGGTGAGTCAGGCGGACCCGGTTGAGGAGCCGGCACCTAGGACACCGCGGGAGCTGCGGCAGCGGATCGAGGCGCTGCCGGATGATGCAATCCCGGATCTCAACGAGAGTCGCGCGAGACGCGAGCATTACCAGGCGGAGCTGAGCAAGCTGCAGGTGGCGCAGCAGCGGCGTGAGCTGGTGCCAGCTGATGAGGTGAAGAAGGAAGCGTTTCAGGTGGGGCGCAGCATCCGCGAGGCGCTGGCGAACTTGGCTGATCGGCTCTCGCACCAGCTAGCGGGTGAGACGGACCCTGCGGTGATCCATCAGCTGCTGAGCGATGAGCACCGTGATGCGCTGCTGTCGCTGGCGGAGGTGGAGCCATGAGCGTGTGGCGTGCTGCGTTCATGGATGGCCTGCGGCCGGAGCAGCCGCTGACGGTGAGCGCGTGGGCGGACAAGCACCGGCGGCTTAGCAGCAAGGCAAGCGCGGAGCCTGGGCCGTGGCGCACCAGTAGGACGCCGTACCTGCGGGAGCCGATGGACTGCTTGAGCACCACCAGCAACGTGCAGCGGGTGGTGATGATGTTCGCGGCGCAGACGGGCAAGACCGAGAGCGGCAGCAACTGGTTGGGCTATGTGATCGATCATGCGCCGGGGCCGATGCTGCTGGTGCAGCCGACGGTGGAGATGGCGAAGAGGCTGAGCAAGCAGCGCCTGGAGAGCTTGATCAGCGAGACGCCGGTGCTGACGGAGAAGATCGCACCGGCGCGCAGCAGGGACTCTGGGAACACGATGTTCGCCAAGGAGTTTCCGGGCGGGATGATGCTGCTCACCGGCAGTAACAGCGCGACGGGTCTGCGCTCGACACCGTGCCGGTACATCTTCATGGACGAGATCGACGCCTTCCCGGCTGATGTGGATGGCGAGGGCGACCCGGTGAGCCTGGCGGAGAAGCGGGCGACGACGTTTGCGCGGCGGAAGATCCTGCTGACCAGCACGCCGACTGTGAAGGACTTCAGCCGGATCGAGGCGGAGTATCTGCGCAGCGACCAGCAGCGGTTCTATGTGCCGTGCCCAAGCTGCGGGGCGATGCAGTGGCTGAAGTGGCCGCAGCTGAAGTGGGAGAAGAACGATCCGGCCACTGCGGTGTACGAGTGTGAGCACTGCCGCGAGCGGTTTGCTGAGATCCACAAGCCGGCGCTGCTGCGGCAGGGTGAGTGGCGCGCGACGGCACCGAGCGATGGCAAGACAGCTGGGTTTCAGCTGTCGGGGCTGTATTCACCGCTGGGCTGGCTGAGCTGGGCGGACATGGTGGATGACTTTCTGCGGGCGAAGTCGGATGCGCCGATGCTGAAGTCATTCGTCAACACGCGGCTGGCAGAGACGTGGGAGGAGGACTTCGCCAGCAAGGTGAGCGCCGATGCACTCCTGCAGCGGTGTGAGCCGTACAAGGCCGGCCAGCTACCGGATGGTGCGCTGCTGGTGACGATCGGCGTGGACGTGCAGGGCGGCGGTGGATCAGCTGGTGATCGCCTGGCGGTGAGCGTGTGGGCGTGGGGCCGTGATGAGGAAGGCTGGCTGATCGACCACCAGGAGATCATGGGCGACCCGTGCCGGCCGGAGGTGTGGAAGCAGCTGGACCTGCTGGTGCTGCATCAGTGGGAGCACGCTGGCGGCGGCAAGCTGCGGGCCGATGTGGTGGCGGTTGACTCGGGCGGCCACGCCACGGCGGAGGTGTACCAGTACGCGCGGGAGCGGCAGGCGCAGGGCGTGATCGCCATCAAGGGTCAGAGCCAAAGGGGCAAGGCGCCGATCGGCAAGCCCACCAAGGTGGACATCAACGCCAAGGGGCAGACCTTGAAGCGCGGCGCGCTGGTGTTCCCGGTTGGTGGTGACACGATCAAGACCACCTTGTTCGGGCGGCTGAAGCACAACGATCCGGGGCCGGGCTATCTGCACTTTCATGCGCAGACGGGCGCTGAGTATTTCGAGCAGCTGACGGCGGAGAAGCAGGCGCTGCGCTATGTGAAGGGCTTCCCGGTGCGGGAGTGGGTGAAGAAACCGAGCGCGCGCAACGAGGCGCTGGACTGCATGGTGTACGCATACGCAGCGGTACATCGGATGTACCAGCGGCATGATCGAAGAACTGTGTGGGATCAGCTGGAGAAGCGCCTGCAGAATGGGGATGCTGAGGCACGCAAGCCGCGCCTAAGATCGGGAGAAGCCGGAGCGTCGGCGTTCGTCAACAGCTGGTGAGGCCGTGAACTTCCCTGCGCGGATAACTGAAGGCGATACGGTCAAGTGGCGCGACGATGCCAGCGCGGATGTGTTTGGCAACGCGATCAGCAGCCCGACCGGCTGGACGCTCACCTACTACTTCCGATTCGATCGGAACAATCACGGCGCCACGGCTGTGGGCACGGCCTATGGGCAGGGCTGGCAGTTCAGCCTGACGGCTGCGACGACCGAGGGCTTCCACGCGGACGACACCGGCTACTGGCAGGCGGTGGCCACCAAGGCGGGCGAGACCGTCACGCTGGGCTCGGGGCAGTTCGAGATCGACGCCAACCTGGCCTACACCGGAACGCCAGCCGCGGTCGATAACCGCAGCCAGGCGCAGAAGGATCTCGATGCGGTGCAGGCCGCAATCCGCTCGATGATCTCGGGCGGTGCGGTGGCGGAGTACACGATCGGCAGCCGCCGGCTGAAGAAGATGGAGATGGCCGACCTGCTTGCGCTGGAATCTAGTCTTAAGGCAGCGGTCAAGCGTGAGCAGGCAGCCCAGCTGCACGCCAATGGGCTTGGCAACCCGCACAACCTGTTCGTGCGCTTCTGATGGGCATCCGATCCTCGATACTTGGCTGGCTGCAGCGGGGCGCTGACCCGGTGCCAGCACCACGACGCCGGATGTATGAGGGCGCGCGGGTTAACCGCCTGACAAGTGACTGGGTGACGGGTGGCACCAGCGCGGATGCCGAGATCAAGGGCAGCCTGGCAAGGTTGCGCAATCGCTCGCGCCAGCTGGTGCGGGATAACGATTACGCGCGGCAGACAATCCGTGCGGTGCGCAACAACGTGATCGGCACCGGCATCAAGATGCAGGCGCAGGTGCGGATGCAGCGCGGCGGTGGCCGGCTGGATCAGGCGGTAAACGATGCGATCGAGCTGGCCTGGTCGGACTGGGGGCGCAAGGACAGCTGCCATACGGCCGGCCGGCTGAGCTTTCCGGACATCGAGCGCCTGCTGGTGGGTGCGATGGCCGAGTCCGGCGAGGTGTTCGTGCGGATGATCCGCCAGCCGTTCGGTGCCAGCCGGGTGCCGTTCGCGCTGGAGATCATCGAGAGCGATCTGCTGGACGACAACTACACGGGCGCCAGCACGATCGAGGGCAACGAATGGCGGATGGGCATCGAGCTGAACCGCTGGGGACGGCCGGTGCAGTATGCGTTCCTAACGAAGCATCCAGGCGACTCGACGTTTGGCCCGAGCACGACGGCACGGCACCGGCTGGTGCCTGCTGCTGAGGTGCTTCATCTTTACCAACAGGAGCGCCCCGGTCAGACCAGAGGCGTGCCCTGGCTGGCGAGCGCGATCCAGCGACTGCACATGCTGGCCGGCTACGAGCAAGCCGAGGTGGTGCGCGCACGCGCGAGCAGCAGCTTGATGGGCTTCATCACCAGCCCTGAGGGCGAGCTGCTGGGTGATGAGGTTTACGACAACGAACGGGTAAGCAACTTTGAGCCCGGCGTGTTCAAGTACCTGGCGCCCGGCGAGAGCGTGACGGTGCCGCAGCTTGATGCACCGGACGGCCAGCTTGAGCCGTTCCTGCGGGCGATGCTGCGCGCGATGGCGGCCGGTGTGGGCTGCAGTTACGAGACGATCAGCCGCGATTTCAGCCAGACGAACTACAGCAGCAGCCGGTTGAGCCTGCTGGAAGACCGCGAGAACTGGAAGGCGCTTCAGCAGTACATGATCGAGAACTTCCACCGGCCGGTGTTTGAGGCATGGCTGGAGATGGCGGTTCTCGGCGGTGCGCTGAACTTGCCTGCCTACGAGACGGATCCTGATCGCTATCGGCGTGTGCGGTGGATGCCGCGCGGCTGGGCGTGGGTGGATCCGGCCAAGGAAGTGCAGGCGTACAAGGATGCGGTGCGCTGCGGGTTCAAGACGCAGGCGGATGTGGTGGCCGAGCAAGGCGGCGACCTTGAGGAGCTGCTGCTGGCGCGGAAGGCCGAGGTGGATCGCGCCGAGGAGCTGGACCTGTACTTCGACACCAACCCAGAGAACGAGCACGAGGCGATGGAAGACCCTGCAGCGGAGCCGGCGGAGACTGCCGCCGAGGCTGCGGACGCTGCAGAGGCCGACGCACCCGATAATGAACAGGATGACACCGAGGACACCGATGGACCTATCGCGTGATCTTGAAGGGCAGCTATTGAAGCGCGCCGAAGTAGCTGACTTCACGGTCAGCGAAGACGGCCGCAGCATTGAGTTCCCCTTCTCTAGCGAGTATCCCGTCGCCCGTTATTTCGGGAATGAAGTGCTACAGCACGATGCACGCAGTGCCGATCTTTCCCGTTTGAACGATGCGGCGCCGCTGCTGTTCAACCACGACCCGAACAAGGTGATCGGCGTGGTGGAGCGCGCGTGGATCGACGGAGAAAAAAAGCGTGGCTATGCCACGGTTAAGTTCAGCCGCAATGCGTTCGCGCAGGAGGTGCTGGCTGACGTTAAGGATGGCGTTCTTCGGAACGTATCCTTTGGCTACGCGATCAACGAAATGGAGCAACGTGGCAGCGGTGATTTCGTCGCTACCAGCTGGGCTCCCTACGAAGTGAGCGTGGTTAGCATACCTGCAGACCCCACTGTGGGTGTGGGTCGGTCTCTTGAGACTGATCCTGCGGCCTCCGCCGCATCACCAACCCCCGAAACAGAACCTGAGGTTCCGATGGAAAACACCCCCGACATCTCGGCGGTGCGGGCTGAAGCGGCTGCTGAGGCTGCAAAAGCCGAGCGCGCCCGCATTGCCGGCATCACTGCCCTGACCGAAAAGCACGGCATGGCCGATCTTGGCCGTCAACTGATTGAAGGCGGCCGCAGCCTCGATGAGGCCCGCACTGCTGTGCTCGACAAGCTGGGCGCCAAGCCTGTGGAGACCGTCGCCCCTGTGGAGATGGCTTCTGAGGAGCGCGCTTCCTACAGCCTGACCGCTGGTATCCGCGCGATGCTGACCGGCGACTGGTCTTCCCGCGAGGCCGGTCTGGTGCGTGAGCTGTCCCGCGAGGTGGAGAAGTCTGGCATCAGCAAGACCACTGAGCGCAGCTTCTTTGTTCCCTTCTCTGCACTGGGCGGCAAGCGTGCCACCTATGTGACCTCTGGCGCTACCACCGGCGGCAACCTGGTTGCCACCGATCTGATGGCCGATGAGTTCATCGAGTTCCTGCGGCACAATGCCCTGATGCTCCAGCTGGGCGTGCGCACCATGCCCGGTCTCGTGGGCAACGTGGCGATTCCCCGCCGCTCCGGTGTGGCTTCGACCTACTACCTGAGCACCCAGACCACCGCGATCACCCAGTCGGAGTCCACCTTCGACCAGGTGACCATGAGCCCCAAGAACCTGGCAGCTCTGTCCAAGTACAGCCGCCAGACCCTGCTGCAGGGCACCCCTGGCATCGAGGAGCTGGTGCGTCGTGACCTGACTGATGGCATCAACCTTTCCATCGACCTGGGCATCCTGAACGGTTCTGGCTCCAGCGGCCAGCCCACCGGCATCATGCAGACCTCCGGCATCGGCTCGGTGGCGATGGGCACCAACGGTGGCGCTATCACCGTTGAGAAGGTGGTGGATCTTGAGACTGCTGTGATGCAGGCCAACGGTGTGGTGAACGCCTCCAACGTGGCCTACCTCACCAACTACAAGGTCTCCGCTGCTCTGAAGAAGCTGCGCGCAGGTGGCTCCACCACCGGCGATGGTCCGTTCCTGGTCAACGACCAGCTGAACGCCATCGGCCGCGGTCCCACCCCCGCCAACCTGAACGGCTACCCTCTCGCCCTGACCAACCAGGTTCCCAGCAACCTGACCAAGGGCACCAGCTCCGGCGTGTGCTCGGCTCTGGTGATGGGTGACTTCTCGCAGGCGATGGTGGGCTTCTGGGGCAACGGCCTTGAGATCACCGTGGGCGAGGATCAGGACGACTTCAGCAAGGCTCTAACCAGCGTCCGCGGCATCGTCACCTACGACGTGGCCGTGCGCGATCCCAAGAGCTTCGCTGCCATCCTGGACATCACCACCTGATAGGAGACGGGGGCGGGCAACCGCCCCCCTTTTTTCGATGAAGGTTCTGATCTCAAGCGACTGCGCCGCTCAAGGTTCGTTCCTTGAGGCTGGCAAGGTGTATGAGCTGGACACCGAGGTCGCCCAGCAGCTGATCCGTATGGGTCGCGCCGTGGACGCCCCGGCAGAGGAGCCCAAGCCGCGCGCGCGCAAGGCCAAGGCGGAGGCCACCGATGCCGCTGACTGAAGATCTGGGCATCTTCCTGAATGACTTTGGCGTCAGCTGCACCGCTGGCGCTGTGACGGCGCTTGGCATCCTCGACATGCCGACGCAGGTGCTGGCCGGCGAGATGGTGCTGAGCACCGACTACACGCTGACAGCACGCTTTGCCGATTTTGGCGGTTTGGTCTACGGCGACGGCATCACGGTGGCTGGCGTCAACTACCAGGTGCGCGAAACGCGCCAGCTCGATGATGGTGCTTTCGTAGAAATAGGACTGCAGAAGGTATGACGACCCGCCGCGAAACCATCCTGGCCGCAGTCCGCACGGCACTCACCGGCACCACCGGAGTAGGAACGCGGATCTACCGCAGCCGTGTTGAACCGATGGCACGGGCAGAGAGCCCGGCGATCGTGGTGGAGCCGGTGCAGGATCAGGCAGAGCAGAACACCAGCCTGCCAACGCTTGACTGGAGCCTGACGGTGCGGGTGGCTGTGATCGTGCGCGGTGCAATCCCTGATCAGCTGGCGGACCCGATCGTGGAGAACATGCACAGCCGGCTGATGGCAGACCTCACGCTTGGCGGCTATGCGA